AAGAGTATTCGTTAGATTCAACGAGTCTTTTTTATGACCGAATACATATACAGGAAGTGGTACTGCGTTAGGATAAGAAGTTACCGTAAAAACAAATTCATTTGTTCCGTCATTATCTAGATCTGCTAAAATTCCTGATCTAAAAAGATAGCAACATGAATCATTATAGCCCTGTAAATCTTCATGGAAACTGGTAAGTAATTCAGGTTTTGATATAGATGGAGAGATGGCTAATTTAGCTGGAGTAAAATCAGATCCCCCGCCGCCACATGAACTTAAGACAAAGGAAACAATAGCTAAAAGGAAATAATTTTTCATTTTAAAATCCAACTCCAAGTATTTGTATGTGTATTATAACAGGCTGTGTCTTCATAGGACTTTTGTAAGTTTTTAAATTTTACTGAACTATGAACTCTACGACACCATCCTCCTGGGCTAGGATGAGTATAAACAATTCTAACCAATCCTTGACTTCCTACGCTATCATTAAACCAAGTAACATCCTGTCCTTCAGCTGTATTGTTAAGAGCATGATAAACTGCTTGGCTATGGTAGGCCTGATCAATTTTGTCCATTCTAGTTTCAAAAATTTTGCCTAAAAACCATGCAGTTCCACTTAACTGGCCAGCGAATGGATTATTATGTGGTTTTTCCCAACTTTGGGCACTAACGTTGGTATACGCTAGGATGAGGCACAATTTCATAAGTCCCATCAATTTTTTGGCAGGCATAGCCTCTCCTTTCTACAACTTTTCCGTTTATAGTCATAAAATATTTGTATTCTCCGCAGTGAGGACTAATTCCATAATTACGTATAGCCATACGTTCTACAGGATTATCACTACATTGAAGTCTAGTTTCACTACTAACACGATCTCCGTTAGTCACACGAATATCTTTATTTGTATAACAGAATGGAGCGTGTGCTGTTTGCTTAGGATTAGAAGTGCAACCTGCTAACACAACAACTAACAAAAAAATAGTTTTTTTCATATGATTTTATGGTGCTTCTTTTCAAATATATCAGTAACCTTTCGCCATTTCTTACGAACAGCACAAGGCGCATGACTACTTCTATAGTGTAGCTGGCTATGAACTTTAATTAAATAACTATTTAATGTCCATTCAGCCCTTAATATCCAATTATATCTTCCAACTTTGTAAAGACTTCTAAGATTAAACAAAGGATTGAAGTGTTGAGGTCTAAACTTACCTAACATGATTAATGGGTAGCCCATTCAATAGTATTTAAATCTATACCATCTTTATGCATTTCCCATAATGGACTTAATTCTCTTAGCTTGCCTACTTTATCTTTGACTAATTTTATAGCCTTATCAACTTCGTCTTCTGTGGTAAATCTTCCTATTGTAAATCTAATACTGCTATGAGCAAGTTCATCACTCCTGCCAAGTGCTCTTAGCACATAACTGGGTTCTAGACTAGCACTGGTGCAGGCACTGCCTGAACTAACAGCCATGTCTTTTAGACTCATCATCATACTTTCGCCCTCAATATAATTGAAACTTACATTAAGGTTATGAGGAACCCTTTGACTTTCACAACCGTTTAAATAAACTTCTTCTAAGTCCCTTAGTCCATTCCACAATTTATCTCTTAGTAGTTTTATCCTTAAGATTTCAACAGACATTTCCTCTTTTGCCAGTTTAAATGCTTCTCCCATTCCTACAATCTGGTGTGTGGGTAAAGTTCCAGATCTCATGCCTCGTTCATGCCCTCCGCCGTGTATCTGCGCTTCAATTCTTACTCTAGGTTTACGTCTAACAAATAGTGCTCCGATACCTTTTGGTCCGTAAGATTTGTGAGCAGAAAAAGACATAAGATCAACAGCTAAATTGTTAAGGTCTATCTCTACTTTCCCAGTAGCCTGGGCAGCATCAACATGGAATATAATCTTATTGTCTCTACAAATTTTCCCAATTTTATCTATATCTTGTATAACTCCAATTTCATTATTAACCATCATTACACTAGCAATTACAGTATCAGCACGGATAGCTGATATAAACGCATCTGTTTCTAAAATACCTTTATCATTAACATTAAGATAACTTACTTCATACCCGTCTCTTTCAAGCTCTCTACAGGTGTCTAATGTTGCCTTGTGTTCTGTTTTTACAGTAATTATATGTCTACCTTTAAGTTGGTTAAATTTAGCAGCTCCTTTAATTGCTAAATTAATACTTTCAGTAGCGCCGCTTGTCCAAATAATTTCCTTGGCATCACAACCTACTAATTCTGCGACATTTTTCCTTGCTTGTTCAACTGCTGCTTCTGCTTCCCAACCGAAGCTATGGCTTCTGCTGGCAGGATTTCCAAACTCTTCTGTAAGAAACTTAATCATTGTGCCTGCTACCCTAGGATCAACCGGAGTAGTAGAAGAATAGTCTAAGTAAATTGGTCTGTTCATCATTTACTTATTCATTTTATTAAACTACACTAAAATACAGTAAATGAATTACCTAACACTGTTTTCTGCAACTAATCTATCAAAAACATCTTTAGGCATCTTAAGCCTTACAAAAGTATAGTGCCTACCTGCCATAGTAAAGCGTCCCTGTTCTTGCTTCATGTGCTGCCGCACAATAGTGTCAGTGACCTTATAAGCAATGTGAGTATGGGTGGTACGTTTATCGTTGTCAAACTTAATAGCAGTTTCGCTGTTGACACGGCCGTTAATACGTTTGGCAAAGTTATTCATGGCAATAGCATACATCTGTTCTTCTGCGGCCTGGGCATAAACACTTTCACCTGCGCCACAAGCATAGACGTAATCTTTACTCCACCAGAACCAACCTTCCGTGCCATTCTGAACACATTTAGAATACCAGTCAGGCTGAGCAAAAGTTTTTCTCTCTTCGACTGTTTGAAGACTTGAGCAGGCAGTCAAGCTGGCAATAATAGGAACTAGTAAAAGTTTCTTCATTTTTGTGCCTCTTGAATGGTTTTGCTGGCTTCTTTAACAACTTCTGTAGTTAGAGCCTTGCCTTGGTTGCTGACAAACATTACGCCATTTGAAAATAGATTAATGACAAACGTGGGTGCCAAAACTACTAGCACTACGATAAAGATCCATTTAACCATAAAATCCTCTATGTCTGTGGGTTAATATTTACTACACTTCGAATTATACAGTAGTTTCTATAGGTTGTCATTGATTTTGGTTATCTACGCATATGTGCGATATCTATAGCTTCTTCATCTGAAAAAATAGGAATAGCATTGCTTTTATGCATAGTGCCAATACCCTTAATCTTAGTCCCAGTATAGACCTTAGGGGCTGACTTTGTGGCTGCTGCACTGTCAATTCCTTGGTTAAGGCTACGAGGTCTAGGTTCATCCATTCCTCTATACATCAATTTAGGAGGAACATAAACCTTAGCAGTCATTGCCCGTTTACGACGTTTATCCTCTAGTTCTACTCCTAGGCGTTTTTGTAGTTCTAGCCAACTCATTTCCAATTCTCTAGCCTTTCTAGCTTCATCGGCATTTCTAAATTTTGGCTTACCTTTCCGTTTTCCTGTAGTAGATAACCAAGGCCCCACCATGTGCATACTCATAATTTCTCCAAAAGAGTATAAAGTATCTTTAGTATACACTATATTTTGGTAGAAATCTACTGATTTTCGCAAAATTTTGCTAAGATTGGCAATAATTCTTCAAAATCTTTATTTTGTAATTTATCTGAAAGAGAAACTTCCGCGTCTTCGGCGTTATAAAATTTTTCCATTCCAAGTAGTTCAAGAATTTCTTGCCTACTTACTTTTTCTTCGCGCATATTACAGACCCAAACTACTACAACAAAACTAATTGAAAAAACCTTGATATCATCCCAAATACCGTTGTTTTCACAATATTCAACCGTCCTGCTTAGATAGTAATCTATATCCTCTAATCGGTTTTCTACTTGACTAATCCAATCTTGAGTATGTGTCCTTGTCCAAACACTATACATTTTTATTATACCCATGCCTTAATAAAATATTATTAGACACTAAAACTTTCACCACACCCGCATTTACTTTTTTCATTTGGATTAGTAAACTCAAAACCTTCATTTAATCCTTGTTTTACCCAATCCATTTGAAGCCCATCGAGATAAATTAAATTACGCTGATCCACACATATTAAAACTCCGTTGTTTTCATAAATCAAGTCTCCATCGAAAATTGTGTCAACGTATTCTAATACGTAAGAAAGTCCGCTACAACCTGTAGTTTTTACTCCTACCCTAATTCCTAAGCCTTTGCCTCGTTTTTCAAGATTATACTTTACTTTTAATGCCGCAGCTTCAGTTAGAGATATCATGTTTTTTCTTATAGTCTTCTACAGCAGCTTTTATCGCATCTTCTGCTAGGATTGAACAATGAATCTTGACAGGAGGAAGTGCCAACTCTTGAGCTATGTGAGTGTTTTTTATCATTCCCGCTTCTTCTAACGATTTACCTTTAACCCATTCCGTAACAAGCGAACTACTTGCAATGGCTGAGCCACATCCATAGGTTTTGAATTTAGCATCCTTTATCACGCCATCTTCTACCTTTATCTGTAGTTTCATTACATCGCCACAGGCAGGGGCCCCTACCATTCCTGTTCCTACACTAGTATCACTTTTTTCGAAGCTGCCTACATTACGTGGATTTTCGTAATGATCTAAAACTTGTGAAGAATATGCCATTTATATCCCTTTCAAAAATTTATTCAGTTTTTTTACCATTTTTGTTAATCATATTTAGGGCTTTTTCTTTAATAACTTTTGCCCAAAAAGGTTCTGGGAAGTGCCATCCAATAAATGCGCCAATCAATATCCAAATTAAAATATCAAACATTATTCATTAACCCTCTTACAACTTAAAGCATTGCCAACAATAATATTTATTGTTATTTTAATGAATAATTAGCTTCTTTATTGGCTATTTTCTCCGATAAACGCCGGGACTCACCCACTTGAGTTCTTTTTTGTGGTCAGCTTCGTCAATTTCCTCGTTTACATCTTTCAATTCTTTCACATCTTTCTTCTCACTTGTTGCAAGTGCTAAAAAGAATAAAGCAAATATGAACAATATGACATGTAGTAATGCTATATAATTTGTATTATTAATATCAATATTAACTCATTGTTTAAAAAATCTTGGTTAGTTGACAAAGACATTTGAGCTGCCTGAAGCTCTATGACCACAATTAGCAGAATCACCTCTTCTACAAGTTCTAATGTTATTAGTAAAAACATTCGAGCTTCCCTGTACCATCCTTGGTCCGGCATGAACTCCTGTTCCATGAGGTAGAATAAAATCGCCAACTCTTACTACAGGTTTGTTATTGGCAAATACAGTAGGAGATCCTTGAATATTACGGCCACCTGTGACATCTTTTCCTGCATCACGAACAATTCCTGGCATTATTGTCTATGCCTTAATTTAGATTCCACTATAGCTCTTGCATTGCTGTAGTCAATACCTTCTTCTTCAAAGTACCTTATAATAGAATATACCCCTAGGTACTCCCATGGACTTTTAACATGAATACCATCATTTTCTGCCCAATTTTTAATTGCTAATTGATAATCTCTAATATCAGTAGTCTTTTCTGCTAAAACAGTTTGCTTTGTTGCTATCGTATCTATATCTGTTGCTATGGCATCTATATCTGTCGCTATGGCATTTACGTCAGCAGCTACATTATTAGCAATCTTGGTTCTTATAACTTGAGCTGCTGATGTTAGAATGCTAGACCAAACCATTGCTGCTGAATCCCAGTCTTCACCTGAGCCGCTTCCTCCGCCACCTCCGGTAAAACTATAATTTTCATATCCTCCGCCAAGGAATTCTCTTTCGGTTGGATTTTGTCCGGATATTTCACTAGACAAATTAGTCAAAGCAGTTGCAAGGGCAGATAATCCCGCTGTAGTAGCTTCCGCAGCAAGAGCAGTTGCTTGAGCTGCAAGGATAGCTTTTGTTGCCGTAAATGTGACAGCCATATTATTCTCTTTAAGTTACAATACTACCAGCTCTTACAGGTTGAATGCCAGTAGTCTGGAATGTATATTGATCAGATATTTCTTTAATAGTATGACCTTTCAGCATAATTGCAGATTTAGTTATATTGTATTCCTTATCTTGTTCTACGGTAATCATAAACGGAGCCATAGCCGGCCCTTTTTGTGTCATAGCCAGCATCACAGGATTTTTAAGCACTATATCTGTTATATCTTCACTGATATATTTACCAATAACTTCTTCACCGCTTATCAGCTTTAAACTAATAATTTCGCCTTCTTTAAATTTTGGTTTTTCTAATAACATTATGCTGCCTTTTCTAAGTATTTTTCTAATTCTGTGTATCCGCCAATCAGCTGTTCATCAATAAAAATTTGAGGAACAGTTCTCGCATTTGGCGCTACTTCTAATAATTCTTCTTTGGTATATCCATCTCCGATCTTACGTTCTTCTATCAAGTAACCTCGTTGTTCTAATAATCGTCGTGCTCTATCACAAAAAACACAATGATACTTACTCCAGAGTATGGCTTTCATTCTGCTTTCTCCACTTCTACCACTATGCCTGCTCCTACTAATTCCTGTACAACGACTTCTAAATTAGTAAGCATTTCCTCACCTGTCAAGGGCTCAACTAATTGATTTTCTTTATGTAGTTTACTTAATTTAATTAAGATAAGTTCCTCATGTATTTTAGCCATCTTTTATCCTTATAGAATAGGAAGTTCTTCATAGTTTATGCTATCACTCATTACTCCTATCACATAATTAGTCGATTCGTTTTCTTGCAGTGCTGTTTGTTTTTTACTTGTATCACTATGTTTGTTGAACCAAGGAATAGGAGTGCTGCGAGGAGAATTAGCATGATATTTTAGGCCAATTTCTTTCAGAGCTGCGGCTGCCGTGTAGTCCACAAACTCCTTAAGAATGTTCGCATTAAGTCCTATAACAGGACCTTTTCGAAATAGGTAATCTGCCCAAAGTTTTTCCTCTTTTATCACATCCATATACAGTGCATATACCTCTGTTTCACATTCTATTTTGCACTGCGCGAATCTTGCATCTTCTTTTGTAACTTGATTTATTAACCATGCGGTCCATCCCTTGTGTAAAAGTTCATCTTGTAGGATAAGACTGATAATATTGCCATTACCAATAAAGATTTTGTTTTCAACCATAGCAAGGCTAGTAGCAAAGCTGACCATAAATCTAAATGCTTCTAGTGCATAGCTAGCATTAAGCGCCAACCAAATTGCCTTGACATGCGCTTCTTCTTTGACAGGAACTTCAAGTTCTCGTTCGCAATTTACCATGTGCAAGTGATCATAGTACCGACCAACACTGCTGGCCATATTGACGATTTCCGCAGTGTCGTGAATGGTATTAAAGACCTCCTTAGGCACATTGTAGATGTTGCGAATTATATGACTATAGCTGCGACTGTGAATATTAGTTTCAAAAAATGTCCAGTTATAGACTAGGGCTTCTAGTTCAGGTAGACTTATTACTGGAGTGAATATTTGACTTGGTCCACGTCCTTGCAGGCTGTCTAGTGCTGTTTGCCTAAGTAGGTTGCTGGTGAATATATGTTTGACCGCTTCACTAGCCTCTTTAAAATCTTGCGCATCTTTTGTTAGGCTTATTTCTTCTGGTACCCAAAAGAATCCCCGGGCAGTTTTTTCAAAATCTGATATTTTGTTATATTTTACCTCTTCAAACCGTTGTATTGTGACAGGACCTGCAGGGTCAAGGAACATTTTACGGTGTATGTAGTCTGTTTTTGTGTTTAATTTATACTGTGCTTTTGACATTTCTCGCTCTCATAATTTACAGGATTCACAGTCCTCTTCTAGTTCAATTTCATGTAACCTATTTAGGTTTACAGTATGGCTTCCATTAATCTTTGGTTCATCCATTGATCTACTACCGGCTTTATTAATTAGGCTGTAATAAAAAGTTTTAATGCCCCAATAATGAGCCTGCATTAGATTTTTTGCAATTAGCGTTGTTGGAACTTTTCTATCTGAAAAGTGTGCTGGATTGTAAAAAGTATTGGTACTAATACTTTGATCCACGTAGGCCGCTAGTACGGCGGCTGTTTTTATGTATCCTATACAATCCTTCTGATTCCACATTAGTTGGTACCTGTTTTTAAATTTTTGATAGTCAGGCACTACCTGTGTAAAACTTCCGGCCTTGCTTTCTTTAGTGCTTATAAGACTCATTGGCATTTCTATTCCGTTGGTTGAATTGATAACCACACTAGAGCTTTCAACCGGAGCTATTGCCATTAAGGTAGCATTTCTCACTCCATAAAGTTTCATTTGTTCACGAAGTGTTTCCCAATCTAATTCTGGTGTAAAATCTGTTAAATCGTTTACTCCTTTTGCTCTACGCTCCCAAGGAAATATCCCTTTGCCATAAAAAGTTTTATCACTATCCTTGCACCTTCCACGTTCTTTTGCCAGGTCTATGGTTGCTTCTGTTAAAAAAAATGCTTGATGCTCTGCCCAGCTTTTTACTTCTGAAAGAGAATCACTATCTCCATATTTTAATGCACGTTTTGCATGCCAGTAGGCTAGATTAGTGACGCCAATACCTAACGGCTGTATTTCATCATTACTGGCCTTGCTCTGTATGCTTAGGTAATCTTGATAATCAAGTATGTTACAAAGACTACGGTGTAGTATACGGCAAGCACGGCGCATATCCTCAGGATGGCGGAAACATCCCCAGTTAATAGACCCCAAGGTGCAAAGAGCGATTCGGCCTTCTGTGTCGTCAAGCCTCTTAAATGATTTCGTAGGTAACAAGATTTCACAACATAAATTTGACTGATAAATTGTGTGGTATGTGGTATCAAAAGGTCCTTGATTCATAACGTTGTCTATGAATACAAGATAGATTCTTCCTGTGTCAGTCCTCTCCTTTAAAATTCCACCCTTAAATACCTCTTCGGCGCCCATGGTCTTTTTACGCAGGCCATTTTGTTTTTCATATTTTACATATAATTCTTCAAACAGTTCCGTATCTGTATAGAACGCTTCATAGAGATCTGGAACTTCATTAGGGTCAAAAAAAGTTATGTTTTTTTGTTCTCTGAATCTTCGCCAGAAGAAACTCGAAAGCACAACCCCATAATCCATATGTCGGACCCTTGTCTCTTCGGTTCCTTGATTGTTTTTAAGCACAATAAGATCATCAAACTGATGATGCCAAATAGGATAAAATACAGTTGCACTAGCATTGCGAATACCTCCTTGACTACAACTACGCAAATCACCGAACCATTTCTTTAAGAACGGAATCATGCCAGTATGCATAATTTCTCCACCACGAATAGGACTACCTAATGGACGTAATCTTCCTATCTCAAGACCTATGCCAGCACGTTTGCTAGCATACTTGGCCATCATTTCACCACTAGCAAAAATACTATCAAGGTCGTCATCACTACGGATAAGAACGCAACTACTAAACTGTTTAGTTGGAGTGCCAAGCCCAGCCAGCACAGGAGTAGCAAGAGTGAAAAGACCATCACTGGCAGCACTATAGTATTCTTTGATATAACGCATTCTCGCATTATTGGGTTCCTCTTTGTGAAATATTGTGGCGGCTGCTATCATGTAGCGTATCTGTGGAGTTTCGTATGTGTCTTTTGTGCTACGATTTTTTACGAGATATTTTTCAATAAGTTGTTCAATTGCAGCATAACTATATAATTCGTCCTTGTCATGATCTATTATTTCGTCCATTTTGTCCCAGTCTGCTTCATTATACCATTCCAGCAGTTCTGGAGTATATAATCCCGTTTTTATATTTCGGATTACTATTTCATATAATCTTGGCACATCATAATCGCCATATACATCTTTACGCAGCATACTCAGCCGTTGTTTTCCTGCCACGAATTGATAATTTGTATGGCCTACATCTGGATTATGTTCGACGTCTATAAGATCTACAACTGCTCTGAGTGTAATATCGTCAATTTCTCTAGTAGTAATACCATCATAAAAATGCGGCTGTGCCTTAATTTCTATCATGCTTTGACTGACATCAGCTATTCCATTACAAATTTTTGCGATTTGTGCTTGCCATTTTTCTAGTGTTAATTTTTCTTTACTGCCATTTCGTTTAATTACGGTAATTTGCGACATATGTTTTGCTCTTTTGTAGACGATTATTTATTGAGAGCTAAACACATATCTCTCTTTTTATCAGCTGAATACTTAACTTATCTTCTGTAGGTGTATCATTATACACAATTATTATTCTGTGTCAAATCATGATTAACCATTAAGATAATACAGAATAAACGTATGTCAAGATAGAATCATATGCTGTGTTTGAATTTACGTACTTGATATTAATACAAGAATTAACAGTATCAAACACAGCTGAAAAACTGATATTAATATCTTGACCAGAGGTTCCAATATAATCATATTCATCTGTGATACTCACAGAATTATTATCATAATCAACTGCCAAACACAGCCAGCCTCTGCGCATTTGATTGCCGTTAGGCATACTTATATGATATTTTACAGTTACGTTTGAATTATCAGAAACTGGTATTCTAAACAAGTTGGTAAAACTGGTAGTATTCCGAGCTACATTAATTACATTAGCTGCATTATTTTTAAAATAAGCAGGACCTTCTAACTCAGGATAATACTTGTAAACAAAAGTGTTTGCTAATCCTGTAGATTGATCGGGAGGTACAGCTCCTTCAACATAAGTTTTATTGAAGGCTCTGTCAAAAATATCATCACTTGATACATTGCCCTGTTGAAGAAATTTAATTACACTGGTCCCATTGGCAGAAACTGAATTTCCTGCCCCATCATTTCCTACATCTGTATATAAGTTATTATTTGAAAGGTTTCCGAATCCTTTTTCAATATAAAGACCCTCTTCTTTAATATCATAAAAGAAACTATTTTTAATTATATTGTATCTAGCACCATATCTATTACCTACAACAGAGCTAGGAATTTCTCCGAACCTTATTCCAAATTTAGATTCTTTAAAATAACAATTGTCCCAAGTGTTATTACTAATGTCAAAATCACTATACACACATCCTATGAATCTACAGATGTCTACATTTTTAAATATATTATTCTTACAGGTAATAAGACTTGAAAGGGCTTTTAAATTAAAAGCGCTGGAAGATTCAGGGTTAAATGTTGTTGAATCAGCCCCTTCATTCCAATCATAATTTCCTAATATGGAAATATCAACAAAGGCACTATCTCTCACGCTTTCCATTAAAAAAGCAGTGACGTCCGTATTTGCAGTCTTAATAGAAAAATTACTTAAATTAATAAATTTTGGCTGTTGATTATATGTACCTGACTGATTGGGGGATGGTAACCCAAAACTGTAGTGCTGAGTGTTAATTGTAGAAATATCATTTACAAATCTAAAAGCAGGACCAGATGACCCGGTATATTCAAAAATTGTTTTATCTTTCCCAGCTCCTATAATAGATACGTAACTTGGTATATAAATTGTTTTTTCAATTACATATCTTCCTGGAAGAAATTCTAAAGTCACTCTAGAATCTAAACCGGTAATTTTATTGGTGATAAAAAGATTGTTAATAGCAAACTGTAATGCATTCGCCATATTATCACCATTAGGCAAAATACCATAAGAGGCATTTGTTAATCTTTCGTCTAGGCGCTGTTTAAGATTCCTTGTTACAGGAGTGAATATTAACGGATTATCACTTTTATATTTGTACTGGTTAACCAAATCTAAAAGATTATCACGCTGCGTTATAATCTTTGTATTTCCTACAGCTGGACTACCTTCACCGACTGCGCCATTTCCAATAAATAGCTCTTGGGTATCTATAGCCCAGGCCATTTCACCGCTTGCTAATTGCGGTAATCCAGTACCTTGATTTTTCTGTCCCCTGCGTATTTGGATTTTAGAGATTTGAACCACAGCCATAAGATATCCTCTTTAGAATATTTAGCTGATTTTGTAGTATTCACTTACCCTGTCACACCAGCGATTAACCCATTGTTCAAAGTCTTGCGGTTTAAGGATGAATTCTTGATACTCCATATCTTTACTACACATCAATATAACACCTTTGCGTATATTAGTGCCATGAACTTCATTATGTGCTAGTGCATATGCAGTTAATTGTAAGAAATAATCATCTATCCACTCTTCTTTTTTAGGTTTATTAGTTTGTTTGAAGTCTAAAATTGCTTCCTGCCCTTGGTGAATGCCTACACAGTCAGTAGTCCCAGCATAAAGTTCAGGAAAATACAATGGAACTTCATTGCCCCAAATTTCATCAATACTATGAAAACCTTGGCTTATAACTATTTTAGCCATATCAAGACTTTGTTGAGCATAAGGATTGGTTAAATTGTCTTTTAGAGGCAAGCCTTTAATGTGATCTTCTAGGAACTTGTGCATTCTAGTTCCTCTGCCTGCAGCTTCAACTGTAATTTCTTGAGCTTTTTTTTCGCCGATTGATCTACGCCAATTAGCTAATGCTTGACGTTTCTCTAAAGGCTTTGTTTTATCTATGATACTTGTAACACTAGGAACTCTATGTCCTTCAGGAGTCGCATAAAATCTAGTGCCTGACGATTCTTCTTTTTTTAAGATTTTATAATTATACTTATGGTTCAATAAGGTCATAATCTATTATATAGCCTTATTAAAAGATTGTCAACCAGGTTGTTGTAGTGTATTATTTGCTGCTCTTTTGGCAGATGTCATTAAAGCATTTTTATTATCTGCACCACTCGTATCTGTTGGTTGATTTTTTGTTTTTAGTGTTATACCCTGATCATCAAATTTATCTACTATTTTAGAAAGTTGAGGAAGATTATCATATTGAACTTTAAATGTTTCATAATCTACTTGGATACCGCTGACATTTTTTAACATGTCAGAAATTTGGTCCCATGTAAATGCAGCAATTTCTTGTTTACTATCTGCTTGATTACGCAACTGGAGTAGAATACGAATTAAGGTTTCAGCACTCTCTGTTATTTTTTTTTTGAACTAAGAATTGTGCCTAATCTACGACTATAATCAATAGATTCACGTTTTTCTCTTCCTGTAGGACTTACTCCGCCTGTCGCAGGTTCAGAGGCAGCAAACGCATCACCAGTGGGAAATTCCTCTGCGCTTGTTGGACTGGCCGTCATTTCTTCTCCCGGAGCAGGTTGCGGTGCACCTTCATTAGATCCGGGAGCTTCTTCGCCTGTTAGTATTGCAACTGCCTGTGCTAGTGTTTGCCGATTATTTTCTAAAGTTTGATAAATTTCATCTAAGGCTGGTTTAACTTTACTAGCAAACTGACCACTTACATCGCTGCCTAATTCATCTCTTATAGAGTCAACTAGTTCTAACATGGTTTCAGATTTAAGAGAAGCAGTATCCTCTAGCCAACCTGTAATCTTATCAACCATGTCTCTTGCGCTCATAATTAGAGCGGCCTTTTCTTCTTCTCCTTCTTTAAGGGTTCGACGATTCAAAACATCACGAAGTATTTCCATGGCTTCATCCAAGCTTTCTTTTTTAGCCATTTTCGTCGCCGTAGCATGCATCACTTCTTCACCTTTATCGCCATACCGTTTATGAAAATCGCCTCTTACTTTTTTCATGCCTTTAAAATATTTTTCTTTTTTATTCTCTTCTTTAGGACTGAGACTACGTTCGCTTATTGCAGTTGTAATAATATCTAAAAACATTCTATCTTTTTGGTATTCATTGCTTTCATACACAGCATCAAATTCTTTACTTTGTTCAAAATTAGCAATTTTATCCAATACGCGATCGCGTGCAATTTGTAATTGTTCTAGAGTAAAACTGTCAAGATTTAATTTGTAGCCAAATTTTTGAGCTAAACTTTCATTTAATTTTTGACTATTTTTTGGATGAGAAAGGTCTCTAATCTGCATTTTTAAATTCCTAAAGGATCTACTTTTATTTATCAAAACTCGTTTTTAAAATGATTAGCTATTTCAAGCTTATAAAGTGCAATTTTTTGTTCAGAAAGTTCTTTCCTATTAATTAAAATATCTCTTCTTTCTAAATTTTTTGTACGTTTTAATTTGTCTTTATATATTTCAATATCTATCAGATTGTAATAATATTTTCTGTCTAAGTTTTTAATGTCAACAAGTTTATTGTAATTGTATGAATCGTAAAATTTAGCAGCCAATAAAGCACTTGTTTTTGTGTTAAATTTTTCAATAACTATATCTGAATTTTTTTTAGTTAATTCCCAATATATTTTATTCTGTTTAATTCTATAATTTTTATATGAAATACTTTTATCTGATAAGATGGCTACAGGTAGATTTTCATGTATCTCTTTTTCGCACCATTTTTTAATATCTTTTAATTTTGTACTCATTTGCAACAACTTTAGGACTTTGTTCTCCTATCTTAATTACCAAACTTTTTCGAATCATACCCTCTATTGTGAATTGGTCGTGTTCTGGAAAACTGTTCAACGGTCTAGGCTGACGCAACCGAGGAAGCATAGCACGTTCCTCATTGGTCATGAATATAGTAAAATGTTTTAACACTTCACTGACTTTCATCTTAGTCCTGCGATGTGTAGCAAGGCTTCTAGTTGTTTATCTTCAGCAGTAGGCCTAGCCTGTCTAGCTCTGTTGAGTGTGTCTTGATTTTTTACAAGATCTGCGTTGGCTTGACTACCGGCGCCAGTTCTTGTTTGTATGGTAGGCTGTCCATCTTTATATTCCTGATCTATACTAAAGGACCCGTCCCCTACTCTGAAAGTACCTTTAGACGCAGTAGTCTGCCCTTGAGGATTTTGAACTTGACTTACATGCATAGGGCCTGCACTATATGATGTAGTAGTATCTCCAGTACCTAAGTCTCGTTTCATTCCCACACCTCCAACTCTAGGACTATCGTATGAAAGAGGCTTACCCTGAGGACTATAAACCACTTTACCGAATCCTCCTGAGTAATTAACGTTTCCATCTCTACCTATTTCTACTCTCTGCCCGTCACCAAGATCTTTGGTCTGTCCTGGCTGTAGTCCACTTATATCAGGCATAGGTGGAATATTCCAGCCATTTATTTTACCCGCATCAGCTTCAAGTTGCGCATCTTCTTTAGGCTCATTACCTATTTCTTCTGCTGTAGCTTCAACCTGTCCATCACCATATTGACCTGTGGCAGCATCTGGTTCTTCTTGTAATCCTGCAAGTTTGCGTAACCTTTGAACTAATAGTTTACTTATTTCATCATGGTCTTCCCCGCCGTGTATAGGACTTTGACTATAACCTGGCTGAGATAATGCTTCTTCTGTGCTGACCACATCTGTGCCAGTTTTGATTTCATCTGTATCTGGAGCATCCATTTGCATCTTGCCATCTGGTGTTGGTTTAAGTTCAGTTGAGTCTATTTCTTGTGTAGTGCCATCAGGTTTACTTATTGTTGCTTTTTTTGTATTTGGATCTACCTTTGTAATTTTACCAACTGCGTCACCTGTGGCTTCTTTAGCCTTCACTGGAGTTGTTGTCGTAGTAGTAGGCCTTGTAGTAGGAGTTGCTGTTGATCCTTTATCAGGACCACGTGTTCTTAAAGCTTCTGCATCAACTTCTGCCTGAGTTCTCTGTCCAGTAAGAACTGCTACAATTTCATCTTTTGTATAATCGGATCTTTGCTCTTTTACATCATCTTTTTTCTTAGGAAGAGTGCGTGGTGCTATCAGCGTTTCAGACTCTCTATCTGGATCTATATAATGTCGATTATATTTCCGGGCTTTTACACCTTTTTTAAATTCACTTAATATTTCATCACGCTTCATTTTCTTTCCTTTAAACTTAGATTTTGATCCTCTAAGTCATAGATGTGCTGCCTTAACTTGTCTATCCAGCCCTGTGTTCTCAAAACTTTAAAAGCAATATTTTCCACACCAAATTCGCCAGTAGTTTCTAGTCCTGATTTTCTAAGTTTAGTTATTTCTGATTTTACAGTATTTGCCTTTGTAATATTTTTTGTTCTAAGTGCTAGTTTTATTTTATTTACGTAATTTTCTACCTTTTTCTCTACATCATCATCTTTAATATTAGCTCTTAATAACTTTGGTTCTTCTAACCACTTATCATCTAATACACTGTAGATTCCTGCACTAAAATGTGGATCTTTACTGTTTTGCACGTATAATTCAACATCAATACCTTTAATTCTTATATCATGGTTAAAGTTATATTGATTTTTCTTAGCGTCAAAAAGTTGTTTATACTGAAATTCTGCTGCCCTTGGTACATCTACAATTAGATGTAGATCAATGTCGCTATGTTCGGTATAGGTATATGCTGCATTACTGCCGCTTAATGTTATATCAGTTAGATTTAATCTTGGAATATCTATAAAGTTTACAAAATTTTGTGCAATTAAAAGTAACTTATATCTTACAATTTGTTTTAATTTATTATTATCGAACAGTAAAGGATTAAGTTTGTCATTAAATTTGACTGCTTGATCTACTATACCTTCTTGAAATTCTTGGAGATACATTCATAATTATCCGGCTATTAATTTAATTATCTTTGCCACTTCACCATGAGTAAGATATCCTGTGCCTGCTAAAAATGCGGCAATACCTACAGCAATATAAGTACCTCTAGTTTTAAATTTTTCAAATGAATCCAGTTTATCACTTATTTTTCTAATTGATCCTTCTTGATCATTATGAGCTTTATCAGCAGCCAATTTATTTTCGGCTAACATTTCATAATATCTATCACGGTTTACTCGATATTCTATGACCATTTCATCTAATTTTGCTTTAAATGAATTATCTATCCTGTCAAGACAATCATGCAGATTTTTTACATCAACCTTTAGGTCGTCGATTTTTTCATTAAGATACTGCACCTTCGTTTCAACAACGCCTACACGCTCGTCTATACCATTTAGAGACATTCTCATTCCTTTAAAAAAAAGATAGCCTTTGAAAATGCCTTTTGTGTGCCTTACAATATATTTAGTGTCTAAAGTCAAAAATAATATTACGCCCAAGAACAAAAATTGGTCTTTCAAATTGTACCGGTTCAGTTAAACCGTGTATATACGGCACAAATTCAAAGCTTTTTTTAAGTTTAAAAATTGGATCATTGTTACGTTCAAATAATCCTTCTAATTCCATACGCCATTCAAAATACCAGCACTCTTGATTCGACATTCCAAAAATATCAGCAGGTACCCTTTTAGGAGAGTAATCGTAGTAAATATTTCCGTTTAGGCTTATTACATTAATAACAGTATCAAAGTTCTGTTGCTGGAGCCTTTCCAGGTCATTGCGACTACGGTAAGTTCTAGTCTCTGTAATATCAACTAGGGTGTAAAGACTGTAAATCATCGGTGTATTTAACAGTCATAAAAAAAGGCCTAGAAAAACTAGGCCTTTGATAATTCAAATTACATTGAATATAAACTTGTTGGCTCTGTTACTGTTAAAGTGCCGCCACCTGTGAATGTCCATACTCCAGATGAAGTAAGTGATCCTGCCGCAACGATGCGACCTAAACGAATCGCCAATGCATCAACATCTAGGTTATGACGATCACCCACAAGAAGCATCGCTAAACCGTCACTCTTAACTTGAATGATCTGCGATGTTGTGCCGACTTCGTCAGTTAAATTTCTAGCTGTATCAGCGGTGCGTGCTGTTGCAACACCTGTATTACTTAACACAACTTTAAAAACTGTTAGTTGAAAATTTCTTTGTACATCACCAAGAGCTGGTGCTGTTGGATTTACTCTTGTTACACTTGCCATTTTAATTCTCCTCGCTGGCTGGTCCTACTCTCAATAGGCCTTTGTATTATTATTTACCAAATTTACTAAAAAATGCCCTAATAGGGCATATTACAGCGAATAAAATTATTTAGGAGTCCAACGTTTTCTTGGTACTAGTTTCACATTACCAAACTGTTTGCCTGCTCCATATCGTACATAGCCTTCACCATTAGTGGCCCATATCTCTCCACGCTGGTTCTCAACTTGATCAATTATCTGATCCTTAAGTGTCATTATTTTAGTAACTAAATTAAAAATAGCATCTAAAGCACCTTGATTCTCAGAAAGCTTTTGTTCAATCTTACCCTGTTTAGGCGTGCTTACCTTGCTGCTCTTGAGCCAACTGAGAAAACTTTGAGTACCTAAATTTCCTAATTGTTTTGATTTGGCTGTTTGGTTAACATAGGTATAAAGAATATTTTTTAAATCACCCAATCCCGGAGTTTCTTGTAAAAAACTATCTATAAGCCTTGAACTACTAGCAAGATCCTGTTCTACTTCATCGATCTTTTTAGTATCAAATTTAGTAGGATTTGTAACATATACTGGTCCCTGCACAATAAGCGAAGCATTTTGATTAAATTGACTGAAATCATCTACAGGTTGCTGCTCACTGTCGTCTAACCCAAATTTTGGATAATATGCATGACCTACGACCATAATTTGAGCGTTTGATATCTGTTTACCTAAATTACTTTTAGGATTAACATGATAACAGGTTTCACTTTTAGGATTAGGACAGAACGTATAATTTCCTTCTGCATCAATTTGTGGTTTACTAAGAAATAACGCATCACCATAGACAAATCCAACAAAGTCAAGAGGGGTAGACTGATCAAAAATGTCATACAATCCAGCAAACTGTTTCGCAAAAGCTATGCGAGCTTTCTTTTCTGCGTCTGTCTTAGGATCGCCACTTCCATATGCTATAAACCTTGCTAAATCTTTAGGATTATCCGTCTTAACCCCTCTACTCCATCCATTATGTCCTGATAAAATTAATGGACCATTTTTAATTTCTCTTCCCCAATAAATCTGTGGATTACCGTCCCATTTTACTCTAATACTAGGTGAAAGTTGGTCACTTAGCATTTCTCTTATATGCTCAAGAGCTTCTATGGTTCCTTGACTGCCGTAAAAGAACACTAGATCTTCTAAATGATTAAAAGTACGACCCAGTTTTTTCACTGTGTTTTCAATTATAAATTCTTTAGCTCTCATAATTTATTAAGAATCTTGCGAAACCACTCATTAGTTCCTACTTGAGTAGGTCGTTTCCGTTCTACCCAATTTTTGTCCTGTTTTACATATGCTAATAATGCCGAACCTTGATTAGGTGGTAATGCCTGCATGATTGCTTCTACACTATCTATAGCTCTGCCATCTTTTTTGCCTATTAAACGTTCTGCTATTTCGTCCCAATCATCAGTTACTAATTCGCCTTTTTTATTATCACTAGTTCTAGTAAATAAACCTTCCCATGCACTATACAAATAACCTTTTTGTTTAGCTAATACCGATAGCATTAATTGTTTACTAACACCCTTATAAGGACTGCCTTTAGGAATATCATGTTGATGGTAACGACTGACTTTAGAAACTTTACGTATACATTCTATATCCAATTGGTAAAATTTATCTTTAAAAGGCACTCTTACAAAAACATTCACACCAGCTTGCTTTGCTTCATATCCCTTTTGTTCAAAATAATTTCTAAGTGCTCTGCGTCCAGCAGCTTCTATAGTGTCCTTCTTATTACGACTTAGATCAGGTTCTACCTTAAACACAGCTATTATACTGTCTAGATCTACCATTGTGTCAACATCCCCACTATATTCTTCTGGACTACGTTCGTCGGGTTCCTCTTTCCAACTACTGCCAACAGGAACTAATTCTAAACCTATTTGAGCCAGTTCAACTGCTACTATTTTTCTCACAGATTTTACATAAAGTGGATTAATTGGTTCTGTGTCAGAGAATATAGCATTACCTGTTGCTTCATTTAACATCTTTGTTCTCTTTAAGTTTTCTCATTCCACGTTTAAATTTAATTGGCTCTTGACTCTTAATAGCATTTATAAACCGACGTTCAATTTCTGCAGCAGTTTCTAAATCGTAATGTTCACGTATTAAAGTTATGAGATTGATTGCGCTTTCGATGAGATTACTGCCTCTACTTTCGATCACATGATCTCTATTTCTGCTGACTCCTAGATCAGTAAGTTCGGTTAAAATTGATCTTGTGCTTTTACGCATAATTTCATAATCCCTTTAGTATATTTAACATAAATTGACAAGGAATAATATATTATATAATGCTGCGCCGCAATAAATACATGTACACATATATAGAGGAAATAAAAAAATGACAATAAACAAAATTTTGCTCAATATCTTTGAGCACATAACTGAATATATCAGCGACAATTACCAAAGTCGGCTCGAAATATATCTCAGTACAAAAAGCATTACAGATGCTGCAACTCTTGAACTTTACATGAAAGAGTTTGACTACAATTCTCATAAGGAATATTACAAATGATAAAATTTTTAACATCATTGGCCTATAGATTCTATAAGGCCTTAGAAAGAAACGGTGAGTCTCGCGCTAAAAGATACATTAATTTACACAGAGGGTCTTGGTCATGAAACTAATTACAACATTAACAGAAGTCATATACCAAGCAATCTTAGCTAGCCAACTTACAAAAAAAGGAGAATGGCGTAGTGCTGTGAAATTAATGAATAGGTAATATGAAAGAATGGATGGAAGGCGAGAAAGATTATAAAAAATTCGATAAAAACATGTGGCTGATAATAATTGTATTAATGTTCGGTCCACTGCTTTGTTTTCTAAATGTAATAAATTTTTTAGTTAACAAATAATTTTACCGTAATCTTTGTCCTGTATAAATAATTTGTGTAGTATTAAGTTACACATACAGGGAGACACTTTTATGATTAACCAACCATCACTGTTCATTGACAGTGTACAAAATGCTAAAAAGCAATTTGTACACAAATATGTTAGAAATCAAGATATTAAAAATAACCTTATTATATATATTGATGCTCAAAGTAAATTCTTACATACGGCAATCGATGCTACCACGAGAATAATTACAACTTGTGGACATGAAGTTCTACAAACAAAAATTGAAAATATGTTAAATCCATTTAATATTGATTGGTTTAAGGCAGGTTGGGATGCCTGGACTACGCAGAATCGCGCAGAACAAAAAACCTAACATAAGACATACACACAAGGAGAAAGATAATGTCTAATTTATCAGAAATGAAATTACCAGAAGTAAAATTCAATAAGAACGGATATGAAATTCGCTCAGATATTCTTAAGATGGCTAAAGATCTTATGGCAGAAGAATACCATAGTAAATTTCATGGTTGGGAACTTAGTGTTCAACGTGATGACAAAGGTGTTGTCACTACCACCGTTGGGATGCCAAATTTTCCAGGTTTAGAGCAAGTTTTACAAACCGCAGAAAAGATGTATGCATTTGTTAACGCAGCTGGCTCTAAGAAATAAAATAAAAATTTTTATACAGCATTAGTGGTTTATCCAATCCAAATCTGCGGAATATCACTAATGCCTCCTCCGCCACCTTCACTACCTCCAATAACATAAATTTCTCCGCTGTTGCCATTAATTGCTAACTTAGCTTCGTTATTATCGAATTCCTGTAATAAGAATGTATAGTGTTGGCTGAATGTTTGTGATCCAAATATTAGACCTCCTAGACTTACTTCAGGTATTACAGGAAAGACTCCTCCTAATGGAGGACCTATTATAGAAAGTGGCGCTACATCTAGTTGATTTAATTTTATGAAGTTATTAGTTATGCCTGATACAAAAAAATCAGTTTGATGAATTCCTTCAAAATATGATTTATTGCTAAATTCTGTGGCATTGTATACCAGCAGACTTGATTCTATCGAATTAAGTTTGAATATGTGTGGCGAGTCTACATTTATAGTAATATTAAAGGAACTTGTTTCAATTACGCTGTCAAAGAAAGGACTTTGTAAATTGATACTTGTGCCATTAATTATTAATTGACCTACTAGAGATTCTTGATATATATTAGGCCCTATAGCTTCTGCTATTGCGGTTGAACCAATAGCTTCTGATCCAAATATCATTGTTTATCCAAAAATAATAGAATTAACTAAAACTTCATCGCTGATTTGCTTAATACTTATTGCGTTCAGGCTAATAAAAATAACTTTGAATTCCGAACCCCAATTCACTGGTCCATTGCTGTAAGAACTAGCTTGTATTTCTAATCTTGTAATAGTATTTGTTGCTGCGTTATATCTTCCTAAACCTGTTTCCCAATTTACACTATTGACAGAATTAACTGCGTAATCAAAAACATCACCGTCTACACAGACAGAAGAAAAAGTTACAAAACCAATAGCAGCTCCATCTAGACTATAATCACCTGTTCCAGCGCTGTTACTTGTTTCTTTAACTCTGTCAACGATTTTTTTTTCTGATAAACTTGCCATTATGGGTTATTCAAGGATAATGTTAATGTAATTCTTATTTCATCTCCATTGTTTATTACAGTAATAGGAGCATTTGCAAATCTATTGGCGAACATTAATTGATTTGAAGTTGCCTGTACAACAAAATATCCATTAATAGCACCAGCCGGCCCTGTAAAAGTGAATGTAATTTGAGGAAAAGCAGCAGTGCTGGGATCGCCGGGTGTATAAACAAAATCAGCAGGATTTAATGTAACTGCGGCATAACCAAACCCAGTTACTTCAGTATAATCTGCTACTGTATCAGTTTTAGCTGGCACTTTATTATTTGAATACAGTTTAAGTTCCAGTGTTTGCGGTGCTGTATGATTAAGAATATTTTTTAATGCTATCAGCTCGCCGGAATTTGTAAAAACAATAGCCATAAGTAATCTACCTTATAATTTAATATATTTAGTTAGATATATCGTTTACTAAAGTTTATGTCTGCTGCTGTAGCTGATACCATTGAGACTCTAAGTATTAGGTTTCCGCCTGATATCGCTACAGAAAAGGTGGCTAAAGGATTTTGAGTTTCTATTACACCATATTCGGAAATAAACGCCTGAATATTATTATGCGTAACCAGTATTTCACTAGTCTGGAAGTTAGACCCTTGACTTATGCTGACCAAATACTTAGCACTTCTATGAGCGCTAATAGACCAGCTATCCACATTCGTTAATGCAGTTGTCGCTAAAGATATAGTTCCTTTTTCTTCTATAGCTAAGTTAGCAGCAGAAGATGCTATTCCTGTTGCTGATATAAAATTGTACTTAAATTCTACACTAAGGCCGTATCCAGGCTGTGAATTACCTACATTAAAAACATCAACAGTAAGAAAATCATCCACAGCCATGCTGATAGAAACATTATTCTCTTCCTTAATATCACCTGCCAAAAAACTTACTGTAGCAACAATAATATTACTTTTTCTTACTCTAAACTGGATGGTATCATCACCTGGCCCTGCTAATCTTCCTATAATTTTACTAATTACAAGAGCATAAGGAGCATACCATCTTGTAGTTCCATTTTTTACTGTAAGATTTCCATCCTGATACATAAAAACACTTTTTTCAGGAGTTCCGAAAATAAGCTGTTTGTCAGGATTTGCCAAAGGATTCGTGTCAATTGTAATACCTGGTCCGGCAACAAATTCTAAAGTATCTAATCCTTCTGCTATTAAGTCATCTTCTCCAGCAACTTTCAGAGTTTTAAAAGTGCTATTCATCTGAATTTTAATAGCGCCGTTACCTAGATCCACAATATCAAAACCACTATCACTGTCAAATCTCATTGCAACAACATTATCTATTTCATTTGAAATAGCATTTGCAGAATTTATATTACTGACAGTAAGATTAGATTGTTCAAGGCTTACAACTAAATTTCCTTCTATGTCTGATGTAACACCTATTCCATTAGCTCCAGAAATCTTTACTGTTTCACCTTTGTTGATAGTTCTTTGTGTGCTATCGTCGGCTGCTATATTGAAACTAAAGTCAGATGGTGTGTTAATTAAATCATTATAATCTCTACTTAAACCTATTACAGTTTGTATTCCGCTCTTATCTGTTTTAAAAAATAATTTTCCGTCAAAGGTGTTGACAGCTAGTTCTCCTAGAACTAGATCTGCGTTGGCAGGAGTTTTTCCTGGTACTGCAGATCTTTTTAGTTTGAGCGTGTTAGCCATTTAAAGATTAAAAAGTTCCACCGTCAAAGTCGCCATAAACAAGATCATCTCCGTTTGCATTTACCTGTAAAAACTTACCAGCAGCTCCTAAAGTAAGTTTACTTAAAGTTCCAACCGAATTACCACGTAATAAATCACCTGATGAGTAAGCACCGAATCCTGTTCCGCCATAAGCCGCGCCAATTATACTTCCATTCCAAACACCGGAAGTAATAGTTCCTAAAGTTGTTATACTGGGTTGACCAATGTATGTGCTGGCGATGTCAATAGAATCTGTATTAATTGTAATCCTATTATTAGTGCCTCCTATATCTATAACACCCTGACTGTAGGTTAATCCAGCACCTGCTACAGTGCTCTTAAGTTGTAGTGCGTCGCCACTAATTTCAAGACCGCCATCAGCTGCTACAACAACGTCAAGTCTATTGCCAGTTTTTGTTAAAGCATCTCCTGCTGTAATTTGACCGGCGCCACTAAATTGTGTAAATGTTAATGGATCTGTGCCTACCACTAATGGATTATTGCTTGTAATAACAAAGCCATTGTCTGCATTAACAGTACCTTCCTCTATGAAAAAGAACACTCCAGCAGTTACTTCAAACGGTTCATCAAAATCTGTGGCTCTTGACCAAGCTCCGTTAGCCACAACATAAACACCATTTTGACTAGCTGTAGTTTGGTCTTTGACTAAAATACGATCGCCCACGCTAAGAGCTACACCGTCAACTGTTTGTGTATTGCTTAATGTTAAGTTTCCTGTTGAGGCTGCTCTAACGCTTTGTTTTACATCTAATCCGCTACGAGCAGCATCAACATAATCCTTAGTAGCAGCATCAGTTGCTTGTGTTGGAGTTCCTAGGCTTGTTATCCTTGCACTGTTAACATCAATAGTTCCAGTGCCATCTGGATTAATGCTAATGTTACCATTTGCATTGGTACTACTAATTTCATTACCATCTATACGTATATTATCAACATCTAATTGTTGTAGACCGGCAAGAGTAAGATCAGTGCTGCCTAAATCTAAAACAGTGGTTCCTAGTGTAATGCTCTTTGCAGCTACAGCGCCAGCTGTTACAGTAAAGTTTGCGGTAGCGAAACTGGCAATACCTTTATCAGTTATTGTAGCATCATTAATAGCAACATCACCACTAGTTACAGTAAAATAGGTTGGGCTAAAACTAGCAATGCCTTTATTATTACTACTTGCATCTTCACCTGCTACTGTGATCGTTGTGCCAGCATGTGTTACCTCCATACCTTCACCACCAAGTATAGATACAGCATTTCCTGTGATAGTCATTGCACCGCTATCGCTTGTGATGCTTTGAACAACATTTGCTTTAAGGCTTACTGCTCCTGCATTAACATTAAACCCATCTGTGTTAAAACTAGCAATACCCTTTGTAGTAATTGTGGCATCATCAATAGCAACATCACCATTGGTTACAGTAAAATAAGTAGATGAAAATTTTGCTATACCTTTGTTAGTATCACTAGCATCTTCACCGCTAATAGTTACCGTATTATTTGTTACAGCAACATCGACACCTTCACCTCCATTAAAGGCTAAGGTGTCATTTAATAATGAAACTGCATCAGTGCCCGTATCACCCGAAATGTTTAGGCTTGTACTGATTGTTTGAAAACTTATCTGTCCATTTCCATTAGTGGTAAGTACCTGCCCATTAGTTCCGTCAAGAGTTGGAAAACTGTACTCGTTATTAATAGTTAAAACACCATTAATGCTGGTATCAGCATCGATGATAACATCTTGATTTCCTGTTGGATCAATAAAGATATTTCCGGTAGACGAACTTATAGTATTTCCACTAATAGTAATATTATTAGCAACAAGACCAGAACCGCTGATGGTAGTTACATTCACTCCGTTGGTAAATGTAAATCCTGTTGTATTATTGACATTAAATTGTGGAGCGTTGAATGTTACATTTCCTGTAGCAAAGTCAACAGCGAAAAAATCTCCGATTCTAAAATTACCGCTTTGATCAACACTATTATAATAAACTCTACCACCATTTGCTTCTATAACTTCATCTGCTTGTACGACCGATAATTTATTATTTGTAAGATCAGCTCCTGTTCCGATATAGGCAAAATTATGTGCCATTAATTGAATAAGAACATCATCACCGTCTGCCCTTACACCTTGATTTCCATAAACGTTCGCGCTGCTAATACTGCGCATTTCTGCGGCAAATTCAGCTCTATCGTATCTTGTGATATTTTGTGCAGTTGCTCCAGAAATGCTACCTGAAATACTAACAGGAGTAAAATCCTTTCCTTCTAATGTGTTAAGAGACCCATCTACAACCGCTGTAGTGCCATTATTTTCAATACTTTCTATTGTAAATGTAATGTCAGTGCTGTCAGCATAGTCTACTGTAACAACATCATTTGCTTGGAACGCACCAGTTACATTACCAAATGATATACGTGTTTTTCCATCACCAGCACGACCAGTAGCGCCCACTTTACCTTCAATGGCTAAGTCAGCGAAATATGTGAAACAGTTCAACCATTCCACTCTTGCGCCGTTTGTCATAATTAAACCACGACTATTAGGAACAATAAATGTGCATTCGTTAAACAGTATTGCAGCTTCTATACTAGCACGAGTTACTCTACTTCCGTCAACTAAAGCGCCACGTCCAGCATTGTTACTTAAAAATCCATAAGGGTCACTGGCACTAGCACCAGAACCTTTGTTTATCACTGTAATGTTTCTTATGTATGGACTGCGTAGATTTACAGTAACCATTGCTGCTGTGTTAAATCTAAATGCATACCCAGTATCAGCACCACTGTTATAACGCATATCTGCAATAGTTAATTCTTCTACAGTGGTTTCACCGTTCAGTAAGAAACAGTCGTTGGTATTTGTCAAAGCAGTTGGTACAATCTTTGTGCTGCGAATACCTGCACCTCTTACAGTAACCCCAGCAGGCACAGTTAGTGGAAATACTTCTTGATAGAGTCCTGGTAAAACTTGAATAGTGTCTCCACTTTGAGCCACACTTAAAGCGTAAGCTACTGTAGCAAAAGCTGTATTCATTCTACGACCGTCATTGGTGTTAACACCACTGTCTGCACTGACAAACCAAGTATCACCATTAAATGCAGTAAAGTTTTGACCACCAATTATAACTTGACCAGTGCCATTTGGGCTAATTTCGATATTACCATTTACACCGTCATTAATTTTAATAAACCCGCTATTGGTACCACCATTAGTGTTTAATAAAAGATCTGTAGCTCCTACAGTTGAAATTGTACTACCATTAATATTAATTTGATCTACAGTTAATTCACCAGTTAAAGATAATGCACTGGTACCAGAATCAAATGTGAAGTTTGCGGTATCGACCAATTGTCCGGCTGTACCTGCAAAAGTAACACGCCCAGATGTTAGATCACTTACTTTAGCACTTGCTACTGTAGCCAATGTGCCGACAGTTACGTTAGATACTGATAAAGTATTTGTTCCTGCTGTATATGTCAAGTCTGAATTGTCAATCAGGTCATCATTTGCACCAACAAACACTACACGAGTTGGTGTTAAACTTGTCACAACTGCGTTTGCTGTGCTTAGTGTTCCAGTGCCGCTGTTAAATGTTAATGCACCGTCATCTACCAATGTACCATTAGCACCAGCAAACGTTACACGGCCTGCTGTCAAATCGCTAACAATAGCACTAGCTAATGTTGCTTCTGTACTAACGCTGATATTGGGAACTGCAATAGTATTTGTTGTGCTATCATAAGTCAAATCAGAATCGTCAACTAATGCTCCACTAGAACCCACAAATACCATTCTTCCACTTGTTAAATCTGTGATTTTAAGTTCTGCTCCAGCGGCAATTACTACATCGCCTGTACCATTCGGATCTAAGGTAATATTACCATTTACATCAGTAGAGCTAATTGTATTACCGTTAAAATCTAAGTTGTCAACCTGTAGTTGTGTTAATCCAGCAATGTCTGTAGTTGTACTGCCTACATCTAATACGCTAGATCCTAAGGTAATACTTTTTGTAGTAACTGCACCATTGCTTACTGTAAAATTAGCGGCGGCAAAACTTGCCACGCCTTTTGTAGTAACTGTGGCATCTGCTACACTAAATTGTATTTTATCACTTCCTGGAACGCTGAGTGTACTAATCGCGCCAACCCCTTCTAGGTCTAAAACTTCAGTCAATAAATCGATAGAAGTGTTAGCTCCACTATCTCCGCTTATACTTAAAGTAGTTGCAGGGGCGGACCATGTAGAATTACCAGCACCATCAGAAGTTAATACCTGATTAGCATTTCCTCCAATTCGCGGTAAGTACCAAGTATTTGCTATTTTTACTTTACCGGTACCATTTGGATTAAGATCTAAGTCTCCGTTATTATCGATAGAGCTAATAACATTTCCGTCCAATTTGATATTATCTACGGTAAGGCTGCCAGCGATTCCGGTGTCACCTGTACCGTTGTTGAAAGTAAAATTGCTATTATCCTTTAAGGCGCCGTTCGTTCCAACAAATAAAATTCTTCCCGCTGTTAAATCGGTTATCTGTAGTTCTGCTCCTGCTGTTATTACAACGTCACCAGTACCATTAGGATCAAGGGTAATATTGCCGTTACTATTGGTACTACTAATAGTATTACCGTTAAGGTCTAAGTTATCTACTTTTAAATTGTCTAATTTGCTACTAGAATCAACTATAAGTGCGCTGCTTGCAGTCAATGTGCCGTGGACATGATCCATTAGATCTGTAAAGTATTTTCCACCAATTATGATTGGTGGTCCAGAAGCTCCGTTAATGTCATTACCTACTCCAAGCCCACCAACAAAAACACGATCTCCACTGTTATTTTGCAATCCTGCGCCAAAAGTAACAGCTAATTCACCAGTATTAAGTGATCCTGGTGCATTAGCATTTAAACTTCTTTTAATTTTTAATATTGATGCCATTCAAATCGCTCCGATTTTTTTAAAAATAACCGCCATCCATAATTTGTTTATCAAGGTCTATGGTATCTACCCACTTATTTATGTTACTTTGGTATACCAAGACTGACCCATCTATAGGGCTAGTGGATATTTGCACATCGTAAAGATTAGATATGAGGCCTTGATCAGTATATGGAAGTACATTCCATGTTTTGATACCATCCCCTATTTTGAATCTAGATGATGTAAGATCTAATCCTAACTCACCTTGTGCCAATATGGGATTTTGACTTGCCCATAAGGAAGAAGACCCTCTTCTAAGTTGAATTTGGATAGCCATTATATATGCCCCGCGTCTATTGGATTAACTCCACCATAAATTGAATCAGGATGTCCGCCGTCTAAATTAAGACCAAACAAAGCTGTATCTATATTCACATCTACAGTGCCATTTATAGGACTGGTAACAGTGACTCCTGGTCCTTTAAAATTCATAGAACTTATATTTTGAAAATGAGTTGATCCTTCATCATAAACTTGTAGTGAACCAAAAACACTAGGTTTATTTGTAAGATCATTATAGTCTCCACTAAATCCCGATATTGTAATTTTACCTTCTGTATCTATGTTTGTTGAAATTCCTATCCCGCCACTTATCTGTAATGTTTCATCTTTTTGTATCACTACTTGTGTGCTGTCGTCCGCAGCAATATTAAATTTGTATTGCTGATTCAGATTTAATTTATTGTTTAATTCTTGTAGAACAAATGCAGTTGTGGCATATGGACTAAGATCTTGTAAAGTTCCTGATATTGTAATTACTCCATCTGCAGAACTTGTGGTACTGATGCCATTAGTTCCTATAAACTGAATAGTGGAATTGTTATTAATAATTCTAATTGTGCTATCATCAGCCGCCAGTTGAAAATATAAGTTAGGTTTATTGTTTAAATTATTATAATTTAAAAAATATGAACTATCAAATCCGTCTAGTGTATCAGCATCTGTGCCTAATCCTCCAGAAGTAGCATCCGCTGCTGCACTCCATTTTGCTCCGTCAAATTTTAAAACATATCCTGAAGGTATATTACTAGGCAATTGTACATCCTGTAGGTCGTCTAAGTTTACAGGAACATTTGCTGTTAACGCAAAAGGAGTAAGATTAGGACCTGTTATTGTAATGTTTCCTTCCGCATCGCTAGAAGTTGTAATATTACTAGCACCTATAAATTTTACAGTTTCACCGCTGTTAATTGTCCTTTGTGTGCTGTCATCTGCGGCTATATTCCAATTTACCAATCCAGGATTTCCTGGTATTCCTTGAACTCCTTGTGGACCAATAGCTCCGGTATCTCCTTGTGGTCCTTGTGGTCCTTGTGGTCCTTGTGGTCCTTGTGGTCCAGCAGGTCCAATAGTTCCTTGTGGTCCTTGTGCTCCAGTGGCACCAGCAGGTCCAGTGTCTCCTTGTGGTCCTTGTGCTCCAGTGGCACCAGCAGGTCCTTGTGCTCCAGTGGCACCAGCAGGTCCTTGTGGTCCAGCAGCTTCGGCAGAATTAATCCAATTTGTCCCGTTATATTTTAAAATTTGATTTGGTACTAAATTTGTAAAAATTACATCTGTAATACTATCTAAATTGCTTGGA